TCAGGGGTAGGTTTGAGTACCCAGAACTAAGAAGAATTACTCAGAGACTGTACGATGAGCATAGACCAGACGTCTGTATGGTTGAGAAGAAAGCCAGTGGACAGTCTTTGCTACAGGATATGCGTCGGAGTGGTCTCCCTGTAATGGAATACACACCAGACAGGGATAAGGTATCCAGAGTATACTCAGCTTCTCCAATCATTGAGGCTGGTAGAATGTGGATACCCAGTAAGAAGAAGTGGTCAGATGAATTAGTAGAGGAACTACTAAGGTTCCCCAATGCTGCTCACGATGACCAAGTAGATGCAATGACAATGGCTATCCACTACATGAAAGAGTCTTGGCATCTAACACATCCAGATGATCCAGACTTTGAAGACGCACCACCAACTAAAAAGAAAACTTACTGGTCTTTCTAAATTTAAATTTGGATAACAATAAAAAGTATGGTATAATAGAGTGGTAAGTGATTTAGAAAAAGTCTTGCTTATAATGTCTTTATGCTCAAGATTTAAAGATATGAGACTAAGTGATATACAAAGATTAATAATACCACCCCTAAAGTTAGGGCAGTATAAAATATACAATGATGAAGAAGTCTTAACGGGATTTGCAAGTTGGGCTTTATTGTCAGATGAATTATCTGAAGAATATAAGAATACTAATTATAAACTTCAGGTTAAAGACTGGAATGACGGAGATAATTTATGGTTAATAAATGTACTCTGTCCTATGGGTGGTGGTTCAGTAGTTTTACGTAGGCTTGATAAACTACGTAAAGAAATGGGATTGTCAAAAAGAGTTAACTTTAAGCGGTTGGGGAGCAATAGAGTAAATAATGTTAAACGAATTTAAAAGATCAATGTGGAATGACGGTTACTCTAAAGAGCAGCCTTGGCTTAACTATTACAATAGCTACGAGCGTATGCACTGTTGCTTTGGTGATGATGGTGGTGATGGTGGGGGTGGTGAAGGTGCTGCTGGTGATGAAGCTTTTAATACTTCAAGTAAAGCTGCAAGAGATGCGTCAATAGAACAATCTATAGGAATGTCCGCAGACCAAGCTGAACAAGTATCTGATGCTGTTGATAGAGCACAACAAGAAGGAATTGCAGCACAGTCAAAAGATAGTAGCATAAAAGATAGTGACATAACTGAACAGATGCAGAATGTAGCTGAAGGTGGTAATAGGGCTGCGGCTGCTGGGTATACAGGTGATGCACTAGGACAAGTAGCTGATGCTAATATAGATACCGCTTTCTTTAATGATAAAAATACACTGGGGATAGGTGCTGGTTCTACTTCTGGATATGGCAGTTTTGCTGATCCCAATGCGTTTTCAGGTGTAGGTCAAACAAGTTTTGCAAGTTTTATGAATGATTTACCAGATGCTGTTTCATTTGCTGCACAAAATTTTGGTGTCTCAGGTCTTATTAGTGCTGTAGCTAGAACAGCTGCAGCATTAGGAAAAGATAAAAAAGACGTAACTGCACAAGAAATAAGTATGGTTACTGGTGGTCAGAATTCTGGAGGCTTACGAGAAGAAGGTATATCTTCTACACAAGTAGAAGATTCTAAGGGAATAGCCGGTCTTACAACTCCTGATGTTTTTGATCCTAATGCTAATTATTATCGTGAGGACGATAGAAATATAGATAAAGAATTATCAGATTATCAAGCTGGTTTAACTCGTGAAGAAGCTAATGCAGCAGCAACAGAACAACAAAAGGCACAGGAAACGGGAGGCATAGCTGATCAGTATGAAGTTGCATACCAAGCTTCTAATCCATTCAATAATTACGCTGCTGCAATGGAAGAGGCTGACGCAGCTATGTTTGGTGGTAACTATGCTGGACAACCAGATGTACAAGTATTGACAACTGAAGTTGATTCAGGAGATCCTAAAAAAATAATAAAACCTCCTTTACCTATAACAGAAGCAGCAGTAGTACCAAAAACTGCTATGGAAGAATACTTTGCAAAAGTAGGTACTCCTGCTATTCCTTCTTCTTTTCAAGAGTATCGTTCTTATTTACCACCAATAGGACCAGCCGCTAATGCAGATTATCGTAGAACATTAGCATTAGGAACTCCTAGATATCAGGAACCTTCAGGACCAAATCGTAGCATTGCTACTCTTGCAGCAGCATATGGTTTAACATACGATGAAGCTGCAAAGAGATTTGCACCACCAAGTGTCCCCGCAATGGGTGGTGGTGGTCTTCGTAGTTTGATGGAGTATAGTTAATGGCTACAGAACGTAATCCCTTTGATAAGATACCTGAAGCTACAGAGACTAACATAGTAGCCATGATGCCTGAAGAAAATTCTAATGTCTCTATTGAGATTGATCCTGATGACGGTGGTGTAATTGTAGACTTCTCTTCAGAAGAAGATGCAGTCATGGAACCATCAGAAGAAATCAGTGAGTGGTATAGTGATCTAAGTCTTGACCTTGATGAAGAAGAACTACAAGATATTGCCAGTGATGTAATTGAGAACTTCAATGCTGATAAAGATAGTCGTGCTGAATGGGAGTCTATGTTTGAACGAGGCTTTGACCTGCTTGGTCTCAAGCTGGAAGAAGGTTCAGAACCATTCCAAGGTGCATGTACAGCAGTACATCCCCTTCTAATTGAATCAGCCGTCAAGTTCCAATCAAAAGCTTCAGGCGAACTCTTCCCTGCTACTGGTCCCGTCAAGGCACAGATACTTGGTGCGGCTACACCAGAGAAAGAGATGCAAGCCAATAGAGTTCAGAACTTTATGAACTTCCAGCTTACTGAACAGATGCCTGAGTACTTCGATGAATTTGAAAGGATGCTTTTTCATCTACCCCTGATAGGTTCAGCATTCAAGAAAGTTTATTATAATGCTACACTGAAAAGGCCCGTATCAGAATTTATTCCTATAGACCAGTTCTATGTGTCTTACTACGCAAACGATCTCAGAAATGCGGACCGTTATACTCATGTAATTCAAAAAAGCCCAGTAGATATGAAGTTGGATATGATGTCTGGTGTCTACAAAGACATTGAACTTCCTGAACCAGCCCAGCTTTCTGCATCAGGGTTTGCCACTAAGATAGATAATATTCTTGGTCTTTCTCCATCATATGATTCTGATCCACAGTATGTTATCTTAGAACAACATTGTTATCTTGATCTTGAAGAAGAGGGTGTACCCTGTCCTTATATCGTAACTGTTGAAGAACAGTCAAGACAAGTTTTAAGTATTCGTAGAAACTACAAGCAAGATGATGCAAACAAAGAGAAACGAAGTCACTTCGTTCACTATAGGTTTGTTCCCGGCTTTGGTTTCTACGGGTTGGGCCTTATCCATTTCCTCGGTAACCTCACCATGTCGGCAACTGCTGCAATGCGCTCCCTAATAGATGCAGGACAGTTTGCCAATTTACCGGGTGGATTTAAGGCCAAAGGAGTGCGGATGGTTGGCGACAACGATCCTATCGCCCCCGGCGAGTTCAAGGAGGTCGAAGCAACTGGTATTGATTTATCAAGGGCAATAGTTCCCCTGCCTTATAAAGAGCCTTCCCAAACGCTCTTCCAGATGCTTGGGTTCGTGACTGCTGCTGGTCAGAAGTTTGCGGACAGCACTGAGCAAGTTATCTCTGATGCTGCCTCCTATGGACCCGTGGGTACTACAATGGCATTGCTAGAAGCTTCAAGTAAGTTCTTCTCTGCAATCCATAAGAGACTACATAAATCACAGAAGGATGAATTTAGAATCCTTGCACAGATAGATTATGATTATCTACCTGATAAGTATCCATACCAAGTACCTTTTGAAGATCGTGATATCTTCAAGGCTGACTTTGATGGACGTGTAGATATTATTCCTGTCTCTGATCCTAACATTCCATCCAATGCACATCGTATGATGCTGGCTAATATGGCTCTGCAAATGGCACAGCAATCCCCACCGGGAATGTTTAACATTGAAGAACTAAATAGAACTATCCTCAATGCTGCCAATATGCCTAACCTAGAACAGATACTACCACCAAAGATTGAGCCTCAACCTCTTGATCCTGTCTCTGATATTATGGCTGTTACAAAGGGTCTGCCTATTGCAGCATTCCCATCACAAAACCATGATGCACATATACAAGTTAAGATGATGTATCTTCAAGACCCTCAGAATGGTGCCAATCCTATTATGGAACGCATCAAACCTGTACTTGAGTCTAACATTCAAGAACATTCTGTACTGAAGTATCAAGAACAAATGAATGGTGTTACATCACAGATGCTACAGCAAGTACCCCCAGAACAACAGGGACAGTCTACTGTTGTTGAAATGGCTATGGCACAAGCTGCACAACAAGTTATGCAAGCCAATCAACAGCCACCAGCACCTACACCAGAACAACAACTGGTTGCTCTTGAACAGGAGAAGGTTAAACTACAGCAACAGAAGCTTCAATCTGATACAATGGTTAATGCCGCTGAACTTGAACTTAAAACAAAAGAGCTTGATCTTAAAGAGAATGAACAGATACTTGATATGCTTGAATCTGGTGCTACTGATAACTTTAAACGTGAGAAAGCTGAAGCAGACAGAGAAGCAAAGAAAGAATTATCAGCAATGAATAATCTTGCTAAGATAGAAGTTGAAAGAATGAAAGACGAAAAAGATACAGAGAATACTAAAGTTAATACACTATCACGTGTAGCAATAGAAGAAATGAAAAAGGGAGACAGCTAATGATGACAAAAGGTAAAGGGTATTCGGAGCATGTAAAGAATACTGCAAAAGGTTTTGGTGACGCACCCAAGGCTGAAGTATGGGGTGGACGTGGTTCACGAAGTGTTCTCAATGAATGGGACAAATCTTCTTATGAATTTCCAGCCCCAAAGAAAAGCACTAAGAAGGCTTCACTGTAACCCAGATGGAAATGTGGGATGAAGTTGTGCAAGAATTTAACGAAGAAATCGAGAGATTAAAAGTATCACTGAGTAATGGTGTTGCTGAAGATTTTGCCCACTACAGACAACTTGTAGGTTCTGTACAAGGTCTGGAGTGGGCAAGAACAAACCTAACAGAAATTATTAAAAAAAGGATGT